AGAAATAGAAGATTGGATGAAACAATGGTCTGACATTGTTAATAAAGAAACACCACAAGAAGATTTTTGGATTGAAACACCTGTTGGTATATTTAAGAACCCCAAATTTATACCAGAAGAAAGTGAATTTGATAATGAAATCAACATTACCATTAAATATGAAGAGTGGGATAAAATACTAAAACAGAGATGAGTAAAAATATAGATAAATGTTCCGAAAACTGATAATGTTCCTGTATTTTATAATATTTATAATAAAATAATATTATGAAAGCATATATCTACAAAAAAACATTATTGCCAACTGGAAAATCATACATTGGACAACATAACGGGAAAGATCCTAACTATTATGGGAGTGGAGTAGATTGGAAAAAAGATATAAAAGAACTTAATATCGATTGGGTTAAAGACATTACAACCGAGATTTTAGAATATGTAGAAGATATTTCAAAGTTAGATGAAAGGGAAACATATTGGTTAGAGTATTTCGATGTTGCTAATAATCCTTTATTTTATAATAAAACCAATAAACCTTTTGGCCCTATAACCCACACCCAAGAAACTAGAAATATAATCTCAGAAAAAAATCAAGGAAAAAAAAGAAAAGGTGAAGCATTAATTAACTTAAGAAAAGGACATAAAAAACGTGTTTTATATATAGATGGAGAAAAAATAAGCCAAGCTAAAACGGGACATGAATGTTATAAAAACCCTAAAAGAGGAGAAAAAATAAGCCAAGCCAATAAAGGGAAAAAAGATACAGAAGAAACAAAGCAGAAAAAAAGTAAATCTCTTTTAAACAACAAAAACAAACCCAAAAAACAAATAAAAGAATATGATTTAGAAAAAAATCTTATTAAAATTTGGAACTCAGTAAGTGAATTAATATATTATTATAAATCAAATAATTTAGGTTTTGATTATACTACATTTTTAAAAAAACAAAAAGAAGAACAACCTTATAAAAATCGTTATTGGTTATGAATAAATTAGATATAGATTACCAAAACCTCTTAAAAGATATTTTAGAGAATGGTATAAAAAAAGAAACAAGAAATGGTGGTACACTTTCGGTATTCGGTAGACAAATCAGACACAAGATGTCAGATGGTTTCCCACTTTTAACATGTAAAAAGATGCCATTCCGTCTTATAGCAACAGAGTTGTTGTGGTTCCTACGTGGTGATACAAACATTAAATATCTTGTTGATAATGATTGTCATATTTGGGATGGTGATGCTTATAAGAATTATAAAACAGAGGTAGTCAATCTCAATCTTTGGCCGTTTTTAGTTACAGATAGCGGTAAACCTAGACCATATACACAAGAAGAATTCATCAACAAAATCAAAAGTGATGATGAGTTTGCTAAGAAGTGGGGTGATTTAGGTCCTGTGTATGGTAAGCAGTGGAGAAATTGGGAAATACAAAACACAACAAAAGTTAATAATGAACCAAGCAAATTATTCCCAGGTAATAAAGAAGTTTTATTTGATTACATAGATCAAATCGCAAACCTAGTTAACGACCTTAAAACAAACCCAGACTCAAGACGATTAATGGTTAATGCTTGGAATGTTGGAGAATTAGACCAAATGACTCTTCCACCTTGTCACTTTGGATTTCAAGTTTATACAAGAGAGTTGAGTTTGGAAGAACGATATGATTTGATTGAGAAAGATAAACATACTCAATTTGTAAAGTGGCAAGATTTAGGTACGGATAGAATAAAAGAGGTGTTAGATGAAAAGAATGTACCAACCAGAGCAATCTCTTTAATGTGGAATCAACGTTCAGTAGATACATTCTTAGGTTTACCATTCAACATTGCATCTTACGGATTACTATTAGAAATCATAGCAAAAGAAGTTAATATGGTTCCTGATGAATTGATTGGTAACTTGGGTGATTGCCACTTATATCTTTCAGACCATATAGAAGCAGCTAAAGAACAGATTAGTAGAGAACCATATTCGTTACCTAAATTAAAAATGCCTGATTTTGATATGTTTGAAGGGCAATTTTGCCCTGAGTATTGGCTTCCTGAAGATTTTATAATTGAAAACTACCAATCTCATTCAAAAATAAGTGCTACTTTGAGTAACTAATCTATAAATGGTACATATTTATAACCAGATAAATTATATTAAATATGAAACCAAAATTATTAAAACCCTCAACAGATAAAACAGGATGGAAATCAGGGAGATTAACAGTACTTAAATTTAGTAGATATATAAACAACCCAGGAGTTAAAACAAGAACTGCTCTATGGTTATGTCAATGTGAATGTGGTAATACAATTGAAGTTAGAAATTCTAACCTAAATAGTAAAGCAACAAAATCATGTGGATGTATGTTAGTAGAGCATATAAAATCAGTTGGGCAAGCTAAAATAAGTGATAAATCATCTTTTAAACATTTATATAATGGATATAAAAGAGAAGCATTAAAAATGAATAGAGAATTTAAATTAAATGAAGATGAATTTAGAAAATTAACTAGTAGCAATTGTCACTACTGTGGGATAGAACCATCAAAAGAGATAAAAGGAAATGGTAGTAAAATTTTTAAAGGAGGGAGTTATAAATATAACGGAGTTGATAGATTTGATAATAGTAAAGGATATGAGTTAAATAATTGTGTTCCATGCTGTTGGAAATGTAATAACGCTAAAAATAATATGAATATTTCTGAATTTAAAGAATGGATAAACAAAATATATACTCATTACATACAAGCACACCCACACATTAAAGCACCTTTATCAAATTAAAATTATGAAAAAATTAGTATTAGTATTATCAGTTCTAGGATTAGCAAGTTGTGTTAATCAAATGGATCGTTTAAACGACGCTCAAAAGAAATACCCAAAATGTATTGTACAACCATCAACTAGCTTATTAGCTCGAGAAGGTTATGAAATTATGGTTGAAGATACTATCAATAACCAAATCTATGTATTAAGTTACTATCCCTTTAGCTCAACTAAAATTTATTCAATTAGAAACATTAAATAATGGAATTTTTAAATTCACACCCGATTAAAAAATCCGATTTAGGTTTTCATGGTAACCTATTCGGAGGAAAATTATTAGCATGGATTGATGCTTCAGCTGCTAGTTATGCAATGCAACTTTGTGATACACCTCGTATGGTAACAGTTTCAATTGACAAATGCAATTTTGAAAGACCAGCACGTGAAGGACAATTAGTTAAAATATATGGTTGGCCTCAAGAAATTGGAAACAGCTCTATTAACTTGTACATGGAGGCAAGAGCACACAACGTTTATACAGGAAATCAAGTTGTTGTTTTAAAAACAAATATAACCTTTGTTCATATAGATGAAGAAGGACATCCAATACCACTAGGTGAAAAAGCAAGAGGTAGAGTGAAAAACCTTTTAGTTGAAAAATCTAAAGGAGAGCTTGTAAAATAGAATATTTTTTTGTATATTACATTTATAAAAATAAGAGTTATGACAAAAAAAAGATTAAAATACCGAATTTTAAGCTATTTAAGAAGCATAAATATGCTTTGTAAAAAACCAAAAGAATCTCCAAAACGTATTCGGGTTTCAAAAACAATTTACCCTGATGGAGAAGTTGTAGAACATGGTAAAATTGAAAAAGTACCTGAAAATAAACATTCTTTTGAATCTGAATTACATGTTTGGAAAGAAATTCATAAAATTACTCCAAAATCAAAACAAACCCCTAAAAAATAAGTTATATGAAAAGTGTTGTGAATAAAGAAAAATTAATGGAAGTAGGAAAAAAAGCTTTTAACTACATTGTAATAGCGGGTCTAGTAACTGTAAGTTATGGCGTAGGAAACTACATGGGAAAAAACCAAAGCATTAAAAAAGAAGTTGCAGTTAACCCTTACGCTCATGCTTACTCCCCAGAAGAGATATCAATTGCGGTGAATGAAAGTTCTGAGTTGATTATGATTGAACGTGCTACAGGAAAATACATTGTATATTCCGATCAAATTGGTAAAACAATTTTTAGCATGTATGTAAGTCGAATCAAACAAGAAGGCAATGATATTAAATAATATAAAAATAGGTGTATTGGCAGTCATATCGGCTGCCACCACCTTTTCCACAGCTATCTCTATTGAGGAGCAGGAAGCAGAACAATCGATTCGTACCCCCAAAGCAATAAAAGCAGATTTACCTGCTTGTATGCAAATGTACAATTACATTAAACAGTATGCAGATACATTTGATGTTCCTTTACGTTATGCATTTGGTATTGCTAAAGTTGAAACAGGATACCTTGGACCATTCCATTGGAACTACAACCATGCTCAAGGTTCAAGTGCAGGTGCATTAGGTCCTATGCAAATCATGTTACCCACAGCTAGAAGCAACAACCATGATAACGTTTCTCGTGAACGTTTACGAAACGATATAGAGTATAACGTTAGAACTTCAATGAAAGTGCTTCGTAAATTATACAACAAATATGGAAACTGGAAAGTTGTATTTGGATGTTATAATACAGGAAGGCCTTGCATAAATGGATATGCAGAAAGAGTTTACAATCATAAAATTAATTGGTAGTGCCTTACATTTACGAAAAAAGTAAAAACGGTAAAATAACATCATTTTACACCAAAGATAAAAGCATTAAAGTAGGTGATTTGTTATATCCTATAAACAGATTTAACACACCTAAAGAAGTAGTTAAAGTGAAATTTACAAAAAGGGACAACATATGAAAAAAGTAGTTTGTATAAACGATAAAAACCAACCTTTAGGAGCTAACGTTGTTGAAGGTAAAGAGTATGAAGTAGAAGAAGAATATGTTAATCCGCTAGATCAGCGAGTTTACATTATTAAAGGTGCAGTAAACGAAGGTACCACAAAATGGGGTATGCGTTGGGTTGGCTATAATGCTAACCGTTTTTCTACTTTAGATAGCTTGGAGGTTGAAGAAAAAGAATATATGTTTGCATTAAATTAATGTTATGAAAGCAAGTGAATTAAGGATTGGGAATTATGTTTACTTTCACGGTGATGTGGAGGAGATAAACATGGTTGATGGTGATGGTCTTATAGGTAGAGAAGAACAACCATCATGTCCTATTAAAGAATTTGAACCCATCCCACTAACAGAAGAATGGTTATTGAAGTTTGGGTTTGAAGAAAGAATGTTTGGTTGGTGGTCAAGTGTTTTGTTTTTAAGGACTGCAAACCGAAATGGCTATTTTTATGATTGGCAAAAAACAAACGAAAATGCTGGAACAAATATAGAATACGTTCACCAACTTCAAAATCTATACTTTGCATTAACAGGAAAAGAACTTATATTAAACGCATGAAAAAAATAGATATAAATGACGAAATGTATGAAAAGCTTATTGAGCTTGCTACTGAAATGACGACTCAAGACCCCCGATCAACCAGAATGCCTCA